TCATCTTAACCCACAGATACGTGCCATTTCTTCTTCATCATCTGGCCACAATGGTTTCTCATCCGTTGATAAACTTCCTGTCTCCATTGCTTTTCGCATCATTTCTATAGAAGGGACAGCATAGATTCGTGTTGTTTCTGTCGAAGAATGTCCCAGTATCCTGGAAACAAGCTCTAGTTCTGTTCCATCCTGATATAGATTTGTTGCACGCGTCCTACGCAGCATGTGTGGATAGCAGTGTTCTGGAAAATCTGGGTACTGTGACCGTATCTGAGACGCATACTTTTTTATGATGCGTTCTACATTTCCTACAGACATCCTGTCTTTTCGGCCTTTGATCATTGTATAGATCAAGGGCAGGTCAGGAATGATTGTTGGATGATAGAGGTTCAGATAATTCTTTAAATGACGGACTGTTTTTTCTGTGATAGCAACGATTCTTTCTTTATCACCCTTTCCATATATCCTCAGATATGGTATTTCCGCATTGAGATTTACAGAAGATACATCCAGGGATAATAATTCGGAGACTCTAATGGCAGAATCATAAAGCAGTATCAGAATCAGCTGATCCCGTTGACCAATCTTTGTGTGGGGTGGTGCTGTAAGTAATGCTTTAAGAGCTTCTTCCGATATCACCTCCCGTGTCAGCTTAGGTACTTTGAGAAAAGGAACTCTCGATGCTGTCAAAGCTACTGTCTGCAGGGAAATATCACTGTCTGCAGCATACCATAGGTATGCTCTGATTGCAGCTAACCTGTTGTTGCATGTTGTTTCAGCATTACCACTTTGTTTTAGGAACTCTATGTATGACAATAAAAAATCATGTGTACAGTCTTCAAACCCGAATGACCGTATCGACAGGTGCCTGATATCTGTTACATATCGCCTGAAAACTGTCAATGCATCCCGATATGTTTCAACCGTGTTTCTACTTTTTAATACTTGATCCGGGAGATAATGCTCAAGAAATTCGAGGGTCTTCGAAAAAAACAGTTTTTTCTGAGATTTTTTTCTATTCATAAGCATTTACCTCTGGGATCACATATCTTCCAGTTTCATCTTTATCCCTGATGATACGGAATGCTTCAGCAACCTGATGATAATAATAGAATGTTTCATCCGGGCTCTGATGACCCAGGTACCGGCTGAGGAAGGGGAGCATTTCTTTTAAAGGAACCCCTTCTTCCATCCACAGATTCATTCTTTTAACTACAAAAGCATGGCGAAGACAATGGACTGTCGGAGCCTTGTCACATGATTCTGCAAAAGGTGTTAATGCCCAGAAATCACGAAACTTTTTATCGATTGTACCAACACTGAGGCACTTATCTGTCTCCCGCGCTGGGAAAACCCAGTCTGACAGACAATGGTATTTATCGCGCAGCACTTTAGCGTATGCCTGTAACAGTTCAGTCAGATCTGTGGCCATGTAGATCAATCGGTCTTTGTGACCTTTCGACTGATATATATGGATTGTTCCGTATTGAAGATCCACATCCTTCCAATACAGCTTCCTGGCTTCTGAAATACGCAGACCACAGCAATAGATAAGCCGAAAGATCACTTTATACTCGGTAACTAATCTATGAAATCCTGTCGCTTTTATAGCAGGAACACAATCGTCAACTGCTTCAAAGAACGCTTTTATTTCAGCTTCTGACAGGATGTGAACTACGTTTTTCTCTGCCTTGTAGAAATTTGATGGAATATATGCTTCCATACCCAGTGAAGTCAGAAACAGCGCAAACTGCCGTAGTACAGATGTCCTGGAAGAGCATGTGGCAAGAGCTTCGCCATCACGCAATGTCCCCCATTCCTTTACAAGATCCCTGCTTAAGCAAGGTTCTGTAACTGCGCTTTCTATGCAAAAGGCATCAAAGCGTTTCAGTTTCCATTCTTCGCTTTCATATATAAAACCTACAGCCCGTTTTTCGCTTATAAACTTTTCAAGATATGGTGCGAAACAGCTTTTGAACTGGTATTCACCCATCTTCATGCCAGCCCTCCTCTCAAAAGGAGCCCTGTACTCTCCAGGGATAATCCACATTTCCTGCTTCTTTCATCATCCAGAAGCAGATACTTCATGACACTTGTGGAATCACGGTGTCCAAGTGCATCCATTACATCATCAATCCCTGCATGGTTCCGCAAGAGATTCGTGGCAGATGTCCTACGGGTCACATGAAAACCGCCGCCTTTTACATCTTTTCGTTCAGGAAGGATACGCCAAAGCGCTTTGGTACATATCTTACCTGTAAGTTTTCCATAAGGAGCTTTTGACCTTATGAAAATGTATCCGCTATTATTCCGGGGTCTTCCTTTGGTTATATACAGATATAACGCATTGCCCACTTCAACAGGCATGGGAAGGGTGATCTGAGTCCTGGTTTTTTTCATGATTATTGAAATCTGTCGTTTTTTCCAGTCTATGTCCTGAAAACGGAGAGAAAGAACATCATACGCCCTCATTCCCATCCGCAGACCAAGTAATACTATCGCAATATCACGAAGTTCTACAGGGGTATTATGTTCTGTACGGAATGTATGAATTCTTTGAATCTGCTCATCAGATAATACATCAATGATCTTATCGCACGGAGCGGTACCGGTCATCAAACATAGATCCAGCTTGTGTACATCTGTATATCCGTTTTCATCAAGAAAACGAAGAAATGCCCTTACAATGACAAAGCGTCCTGCTCTTCCCGCAAAAGTGGCATGCTCATCATGTAATGAAAAATCTTTTACAACAGCGAATGAAAGATTCTTGAAACTTTCATAGCCATGATCAAGCAAAAACATACAAAAACGGGTACAGGAATACATGTAACTATCGATTGTACCTGGCTCTCGAAACTCACGTCTTTTCTGTTCCAAAAGACCTTCTATTGGCTCTCTGCACCATAATGGCAGTTTATCGAAACTGATAGGCTGGTATCTGTACTTACCATTCGGATGGATATCACCAGTAAGGGTATAATCTTCATAAAATTTCAGAACACGCCTCCAGTGGAGCCATGAAGTCCCCATTGTTTTTCTGATTTCTGCGAACCAGATCCACATGATATCTTGATGAAATCCTAATTGATTCATATCAAGAAAAAGATACAATGCAGTCAATGCATGTTTAGCAAGTTTCAAAGTTGTCCCAACATATCCATGAGTTTCTAAAAGTTCAATAAAAGGTACGATTGAATTATAGAAACTGTCCACCGACATGGCTACACTCGTTATATTCCGGAGCACTGTAAGACTTTCATCAGAGAAATCCGACAGTAATCCGATATGAGGAAATATCTGGCAGTCAAAAACAAGAACATAGCTCATAGGGCAAAGTCCCTTTTCACCATAAAACCTGATCATTCGCGCAGTATTATTCAGTATCACGGCTCTTGTATCATCAGAACAATACATTTTTGTCTTTGTCAGTTTTATAATCGAGTCATAGGTGACCTCCGTAATAGCATGAACCCCGATATCATCCAGAAAGAATAAGCCTGAAGAACAGTAAATACGGGTTAATTCTAATGTACGAGTTGTATAGCGTTTACTACAATCATCCAGATATATGTCAAGATCTTTTCTCCATAATAAAGGCAGCTTGTCATAGTTTGACTGATTAAGATAAAGTCTGCGGTCGGAAACAGTCCCTGTGGAGTCCATCTCCTCCAACTGGTAAACATACTGTATCCATATGGCACATCTTTGCCGTGGTAATTCAGTTTTGATCTCAGATATCCAACCTTCACGAATACAATCTGAATACTCCTCATTTCTCTGCTTTATAAAAAGCCTGAGGGACTCATAGCAATCTCTGTGTGACTTTCGGCTACTTGAACATATCTCCTTTTCTTTCAGCAGTATCATTACTTTGTTTACGGTTTCGTCGTAATTCATGAAATCACATCCTTCCGATTTTATTGTGATTTCATTATCGCATATGACTTTTTATCCTCATATTTTTCTGAAAAAATGCCTTAAAATCAATGCCTTCTCAAAAAGATGAGGATAAAAATATCGAGAGGATAAGCCACAGACGATGTAGATCTTTTCAAGTCCGGAGATATCGCCTAACATGAAGTCTCCCGGATCAGACGGAGTGTCCTTGTAAGAAGGACAGGGTCGGCATCATTGCTGATCCGAATGATCACATCTTTCATGGTCACTTCAATCGTATGTGAATTGTCAAGGTACATTTGCTGCATCTGTGATGCCGCATGCTGCTCCGGAAGATGATCCGGAACAATATCAATGGGAACCACATCCTGTTTTGGAAGTGGATCTGCATGATGACCGTAATTCGGTGCAGGGATCTGTTCCGCTGCCGCTTTCCGGCATCGGCTGACCCAGTTATAAAAGGTGCTTACTGCGATGTCATTTTCACGGCACCATTCAGCATCTGTCATGCCGCTCTGGCGGCATTCATTGATAAGCCTGATCTGTTCTGCCATAGGAACACGGGCTTTGCGAGTAGCTGCCATAACCTATCCTCCATAATTGTAGTGAAATAGTCTAAGTATCTAACAGCTACAATTATAGCGGAAGAAGGCGGATTAGAAAATCCGCAGGTATATTTGGCGCTTACTTTTGTCAAGATACGGATTATTACTTACTTACGTTAATATTACTTTCCCTTTATAATCTGAAAGGAAATCACGATTCAGATACATTTCCTCTGTCCAGTGAAAATGTATCATATCGTAATTATACAGTTCTCTATCTACAGGAAGCTTCTTGCGTAGAAAATAGGCATCGTTAATAGCCCTTCTTATCTCCAAAATACGCTCAGGCATCATATTCCGGAGTTTTGAATTATCCTCAAAACGTGATGGTCCATTATTATAAAAAGAAATATCAATAGGAAGATACTCAGATTCACCTATTGCGTCCAATCCTTTTTTTAAATTAAACAAATACCCCGCCTGCCCCCCTTTAGGAAACAGTTTCTCTTCAGGGAAATATATCAACAATTTTTTCATACTACATTCTCCTCATTTTACAGTTCGACATAAATCAGCTTCACTTGCCAAAATTATGTTCCTTCCTTATCCAGAAATCCAAATTTCTCATAACCTCAACAGGCTTAAATTGTTCACTAATCATTAAACACTTTGTTTTCATCTTGTTGATATCTTCTCGATGATTAATGGCGTAATCAATGCATCTCGCAATCCCGTCGACATCATGAACAGGAATCAGAAAGCTTGTTTCTTTATTCTCTACAAGTTCATTATTGAAACGCCAGTCTGATGCTATAACAGGCAAACCTGCCATAAAGCTCTCGCAAATTGCTGTAGGGAACCCTTCGCCCGGATAATAAGTCGGAAATAGCATCATGTAGTATTCTGAAAGTTTTTCGAGGCCTTCATCACTGGTTATTAAACCCTTATATGTAGCAAACTCCTTATTCTTTTCAAAAATCTTTTTGTAATGATCAGAGTACTTTTCTTCTATAGGTCCCCAAACATCTAATTTGCATAGAAGACCGTCTACGCTTTGATTGACATTTGCAATTGCCTCTATTGCATCGTCAATACCTTTTGTTGGAGTCACTCTGGAGAATGTACAGAACTTGAACGGTATCTGCGCATCAAAATCTAGACTTTCTAATTTCAACGGTTTCCTTGTTGAGAAAATAGACATAACATCTATGGGCGCATCTGTAAACTTCTTAAGTTCTTCCATCAACTGCTTAGTTTCCGGCAAGAGATAATTAACTTTTTTAAAGGCCCAAGCCAGATATCTATGCTTTTTCAGCAATCCCGTCAGCCAACCTCCAACAATTGGATACGCCATTTTATATCGTTTGATACCCTTTAAAAGTGCAAAGAAAGGCAAAACAAACTTAATACCATTCTTATTCGGCATAACAATTACAACATCACACTGGTTGGCGACTTCAAAACACTGCAAAATCAGTGAAAACACCTCCTTTTTCCAATTAGAAGTGTCTACACTCATGATCTGGCCTGGATACTCCTGCTCAAGTTGCTTGATGATGCCTCTCGTTTTGCTCATCTGACCCCGATAATTGGAGTTGACGTTGCATAACCCAGATATCCGATCAGGCCAATTTTTTTCTTCTTGTTTCTCATTAATTCACCTTAGCAATCTCTGAAAACACATCTAATGAACGCCGAATAACATCATCCATGTCATAGTACTTGTACTCTGCCAATCTCCTACTAGGAAAATCACATTCTCTTCCTGCGTTGCTAAATCCCTATACTGCTGCGCAAGAGCTTTCCATTCTGCTGTAGGAAAGGTATAGAACGGTTCTTCCCCATCGCAAGGGATTTCCTTGAGGATAGTAGTCTTATCGTTCTTTTGGTCAGTGAGCTTTTTGAACTCCGTAATCCGGGTATAATCATAGTCCATCGGCCAACGGGTGCTGGCGACAGGCTGATAGGACTCACAATCATGTGTTTCAAAAATGAACTTGATACTTTCTAATTCAGCAGGAGATACACCCCATTGTTTGATTGTGAAGTACTTAAAGAACTTCTCATAAATATCCTGCCCTCCCTGACTCAACACCACATCTTCGCTGGTTTTAATCTCATCAATCTTAATCTTCCGACTTTCAATGAATGCGTCCATCCCATCTTCAGAAAGGTTCATATTGTAGAGCTGATTGATGGTTTCCAAAGAAATCGGCATCGGTACGAAATTACCATTAACATATGACATAACGCGGTGCTGATATTCATGCCAGTCACAATATTGGCACACATAGTCAAACACTTCTTTGTCGTTTGTGTGAAATGTGTGTGGCCCATATTTTTGAATGAGGATACCTGCGTCGTTATATTCATCATAAACATTGCCACCTATCTGCGGTCTTTTTTCAATAATTAACACTTTTTCATGGAGCTGCGTGGCAATCCTCTCAGCTATCGTAATTCCCGCAAGACCAGCTCCTACTACAACGTATTTAAACTTCATAATTCTGCTCTCCTTATGTAATCAATTATGAACTTACTCCATATTTCTTGTGGAGAAATTTTGCCGAAAGAAAAACCTTTACTTTAAAAGCCCAATTAACATCTTCCATATATGGAAGTTCCTTCACCTCTGATTTGCTGATTTCTCCAGTCTGTAATTTGTATTCCAGCCAAACATCAAACAAAATTTCGCTTATCCTTCCACAGAAACGGCTATCAAAAGCTGACAAATTGGACTTATCTATACGTTCAACTACCTGAAAAAGAATATTGAAAAGCCATGAACAATAATCATCCATCATATTTCTCTCCAGGATCATCATATTGAACATATATCCCCATTTTCTTTTCATCACCTTTTTAAAGGCATCTAGTACAGCATTGCTTAAATATCAGTGATTAAATTACTAATGGTATCCCGGCATATGTCCACTTAAATGGGTGTGCTGTAAGATTGTATTGTTCAATAAAGCGCAGGATGCTTGCTTCCAGTTCTTCTATTGATAGGTAGCTTTTCCGCTTCAGCAGCTTCCGGTTAATGATGCCAAACCATATCTCAATCTGGTTCATCCAGGAACTGTGTTTCGGAGTATAGACAAAGCGGATCCGGTGGGAAGGGTCATGCAGGAAATCCGCTCGGCTTTCCATACTTTTAAGGATCCCTGTTTTCCCTTTTTTGCCCAGCTCCACGCCAAGGGCACAGGCTTCTGCCACAAAGCGGACAAGGGCTTCCGATTTATGGGTGTTTAGGCCATCGCATATAAATGTCCATGGGGCTTGCGGGTCTGTCCCTACCAATGCTTTCACGGCTTCCACAAAATCCTCTTCTGTGCGTGTGGAGTTTAAATACGGCATTTCCATACGGCCCGTTGCAACATCAAAGAACCCGATGAGGCTGGTCGTGCCATGGCGGATATACTCAAACTCCATTTTGGCGCACTGGCCGGGTAATGGGAGCTTGTCAGGATATTTATGTTCCAGCGCTTGTACCCCGGTCATTTCATCCGTGGAAACAATGTGTGCACCTTCCCGGCTTTGTTCCTGGGCACTCTGGTACAGGCCGCAGATTTCGTTTACTTTCCGCGCAAAAGATTCCGGGGCTTCCGTCTTTTCCGAAGAATGAAGCCAGTAACGGATTTTGTGGGGATGTAAATCTACCTCATTTTTAAAAAACGGCTGACAGATTTCTCAGAAATCTGTTCAGCGATCCCCTGCTTTTTAATTTCTGCCACTAACAGCGGGAGACTCCACTGGCTTACTTCGTACCCAAAATCATTTGGGTTGCTGCAGGCAAGGTCGATGATCCGCATGATCTGGTCCGGCGTAAAAACAGACGGGGCACCGGGGCGTTTTTTATCGGACAGGACTGCCCGTATCTCATCTTCAAGCTTTTTCGGGTCGTCCATTTCAATCCTCCGCAAGGCTGGGAGCGCCGCGAGGAACCGACTGCGCCAGGTGGCAACATTATTATAATGAAGCCCGACCTGTGGTGCAATATTCTGGTTGAGTTCCCCCTGTGACGCAAGCAGGACAATGCTGGCTCTTTTGACCAGTCCTGACGGAAGGGAGCGGCTTTTTGAAAAAGCAGATAATATGTTTTTCATGGCATCAGATAAAACCGGGATAGTATCAATTGTTTTCCTTCGCATAATAACACATCCATTCTTTAGTGATAGAATTATTATGCACCGACTACAATAAAAAAGCAACGTCTATTCATTATTATTTTGGCAATGCTGTACTAGTATAACTCGATTTTAATAAGTTTACATTATTATCCTGAAAACCAAGGGAAACGTGCGCCCAAAGCACGGACACGTAAGCCAAGAAATCAGATTACTACCAATGCTTAAATTGTAAGCTTATTTAAATCGAGTTATACTAGGTATTCAGGACAATCACTGCTAATAATTTTCTCAACTATTTGAAAATGTGTTTCATCATGGGTATGTGCATAGTGGGAATACAGGGATTCTATATAGTATCGCCTCTTCTTAGGGACGAAAACTTTATATTTATCAAGCATCGGCTCGATTTCATCCCTTGTAATCAGCATCAAGGTTTTTCCATGCCCAATATAATCCGGTCTGTGTCCCAAAGTTACAATTCCGATCAGAAATATTATCTCCTATATCGTCTCTTACATAACCAAAATCTAATGGACTCCCATCCTTATTCTTCTTTCCAGCAGCACCTACATGGAGCGGTAGATACATTGGATCTTTCGGCATATTACATTTCTTATGGGCACAAACAATAATTTTTATTCTCTCATACATATTACTTCCTCCATCCGCCAATTAATTTAAGATAGGGATTCCTAATCACGCCGGAAAATGTCGCGCGTATACACTTTCTCTTTCACGTCATCCAAGCACTTATCATACCGATTAGCGATAATCGCCTGACTCATTCCCTTGAACTTCTCCAGATCATTAACTACGACTGACCCAAAGAACCTCTCTCCATCCTTCAGTGTCGGCTCGTAAATCACTACAGTAGCGCCCTTTGCCTTTATTCGCTTCATAACGCCCTGGATGCTGCTCTGCCGGAAATTATCTGAATTACTCTTCATAGTCAGGCGATATACGCCAACTACAATCTCATTTTCCTTATTTTCATCCCAGCCATCGTTTGTGCTGTATCCACCAGCGATCTCCAGTACCCGGTCAGCGATGAAATCTTTTCTCGTCCGATTGCTTTCCACAATTGCTTCTATGAGATTTTCCGGCACGTCAGCATAGTTTGCCAGCAGCTGCTTGGTATCTTTCGGCAGACAGTATCCGCCGTAACCAAAGGATGGGTTATTGTAATGAGTACCAATACGAGGATCAAGGCAAACGCCGTTGATAATCTGCTGTGTGTTCAGACCTTTCATCTCTGCGTAGGTGTCCAGCTCATTGAAATAACTTACTCTTAATGCCAGATATGTATTGGCAAACAGCTTCACAGCCTCTGCCTCAGTAAATCCCATAAACAGTGTATCAATATTCTCTTTAATTGCACCTTCCTGCAGGAGCTCAGCGAAAGTGTGTGCCGCTTTCGCCAGACGAGCATTCTCCACATCCGTACCTACGATTATCCGTGATGGCCACAAATTTGCCTTCCCTCAATTTCGTGTAATAATAGGCTAATCAACACATAAAAAGCTCATAACCTACTTGGATATAGCGGTATGTAGCTACATTCTGGTAGGTCATGAGCTGACTATGAGCATATTGCGGTCTGGATATGATTTTCTGAGCGCAAAAAGAAAAGACCGCCGATGTAAAAATCAGCGGTCGTAATGGGAACATATCCTAAAATGTTCATTCGGGGGAATTTCGTTATAAAAATGCGGATGATGTTCTCATTATTTTCGTTGTAAAAATGTGAATGATAATATCATCCGTATTTAAAAAGACTGTGGTAGAAACAGGCAAAAAAGAAGCCCCGATGGTCACTCTCCTGCTTCACAAGTCGTAGTGAAATTGGAAAATAACCACCGGGGCCAACTTTACCGTTTATTCTATTTTTCCATACAAATCATCCATAGCAGTAATGAAATTGCCCCAGTCAGGGTTCTGCTTTTTCTCTCGGCTGGTTAAATAATACTGATACTTATACAACATTCTAAGCCCTTTGTTATCATACCTTCCTGTCTTGTAAAGATAATATAGTATCTCATAAGACTGAAGCAGACTCATGTTATCCAAACCAGTTTCCAGCTCTTCGGCTTTACAAATCAATTGCATTGGCAGGTTATCGTTAGCTGCAAAATATAAGTACCTTTTGACAGCCATATACGCAAGGGAATGAATTTCTCCTCTATCTTTTGCATTATCCCGCTCTGGAATATATCCAGAAAAAGGTGCCATTTTGTGAATCTGCATTTCAAAAAGATTTTTCTCACAACCAGTTAGCTCCGAGTCTTTAAAAACTCTTAACTTTGTAGGAACTTCTTCTTTCTTTTCATCAGCAAAAGCTTTTACTGCTCCTTCGACTAATTCCGCATAAACTGATTCATGTACTGCCAGATTCGGAAAAGCATCAAAAAGTGGTTCAAGCCAATACTCCTGATATTTTTGAAATGCAATCGGCCTCGCACCAATTTTACTCCTATCCGGAACTATAAATAAATTTGCATCAAGGAACACCACCTGCTCACAATCCTTAAAAAGACTGGCTAATGCAGGATTGATATCTTTTGTATTAACATTCATCCTGCTCACCGCCTTCAAACAGATCATTTAAATCGTCCAGATCATCCGGCGATACTGTCAATTCATATCCTAAATCTTCAGGTGACTTTCCAAACAACATAAGAAGTTCAACTAATTCTTCATCTGGAACTTCCCCATCCTCATAGTTCAACAGAATTGTTTCAAGCGCAGCATTTGACACTCCTTTTCGAAGAGTCCTGCTATTTAACAAAGCATATTTCTCCGGATCAAGTGTTTTAAATATCCGACAATAGACACTTTTGTCATCCCGATCATTCATCGCGTATAAATGCTCATAAAAAGACTTATTGATGTATTTCTCTTCGTATAGACGATTGACTATCGCATGATATGGCAACCACCATTCACACTGTAATTTTGCAATAAATCTTAATGTCCGCAAATAAAGCGCCTCATTAATCATTTCCGATTTAAACTCAGAAACTACACGTGAATGTAAAGTCCCACTTGGCAACAATAACTCTGCTGCAAATCTGTCAGCCTGTTTTTCCAGCAATGGATCTTCATTTTCTTCTTCTGTATATGATTTGCCTGTTTTCGTCTTAAAATGATATAGCTCATGTGCAAGGGCAAATATCTGTTGGTCATAATACAGGGATGTGTTTAATCCAATAAACACAATGGGTTCATCTCTTGTTTCAAAGCGGGTAAGGGTAGCGTCGGTATGCGAACCTTCAGATGCCTCAAAGGGATATTCACAAAGAATAATATTATTCTTTTCCAAAAGCATAAAAATATCATTAGCGATGGGAACATCGCCAAAAATACCAAAAAGCTTTCTGGTTTCATCCGCTTTTTTTCGAACATTCTCAATCTGCAGCGCAGTAAGCTCAATCTCTTTACTCATGATGCAACGCCCTTCTTAACACGATCTGCTTCTTAACTGCCAGCATCATTTCAAATAAATGATTCACCCCATCTTGTTCTTGTTCTGTCAGGTGAGAACCGCGAAATGCTGTATAAACAGTCGGCTTCATTTCATCAACGAATAAACCGTCGATATCAAAATCCAATGTCGTAGCCAGACTTTCCAACTGAGGGATAGATGGAATGTATTCCTTTCTCTCAATTCGGCCAATCATAGCTCTATTAATTCCCGTTTTTTCGCTCACCTGTTCCTGTGTCAAACTTTTGCTATTGCGTTGTCTTTTTACAACTTCAGCAAGCAATTCTTGAGATAAATGTTTCATTGATAAGCCTCCTCTCGAAACATAGTATGCCTCTCTGTCCGTTAATGATACCTAAAATATCAGAAAAAGTCAACAGAAAAGTCGTTTTCCCAAAATAAGATACTGAAATTAACTTTTTATTCACATTATCTCATTGGTTCCTCAGTGCCCTATAGCAGTCCGTCAAGAATATCAGCAGCTCCGGCGATATATTTTCCACAGTCAGCTTCCCTCTGATACTACCAACCGCCCGAATGGCCATAGCCCGCGCTTCCTTCGCTTCTTCCGTATTTGCAGAGAACATATGCTCCTCCAAGCATCTGTGTATGCTTGCCACCGCTGTATCGATCAGTGCCGCCAGCTGTTTGCCTTCAACGAGCCGGGATTCTTCTGTATCCTGCTGTCCCTCATCCTCTGCCTCTTCTGCCGCCAGATGAATCACAGACCCCTTCATCACACCTCGCATGATCTCCAAAGCATTTTCTTCGGGCAAGCCACTCAGATAAGTTTTCACCAGCTGGGCTGTAATCATCTCATCTGTTTCCAGCTCATAACTCAAAACATCGATATTCCTTAATCTCTCCTGTGCGCTCATGTGCATCTCCTCCTGCTATTTTTTTCAGAACCATCAAACTCTTTAAATTCAACTTGTCAGGTTCTTTAGCACCACAAGATATACGAAAAAACCGCACATAGCAACCGGAATCAATGCCACTCCAGATTATTCTACGGAACCACTAAAAACAGGCAGCGCCCCTTTGTGGAAATCCCATAAAGACAGCAAAAAGCTATCAGAAGACACAAAAAGCGCCCCACCATGCAGGCTCATCAGATTGTCATTTCTACATTCCAATGCACCGGCCCAGTGGGGCACACTGTTCTTCTATTTTACGCTTCCCTCCCTGACCTGCCGAATAAGCTCCTGCGCCTTCTTCCGTTTCTCGTCAGGTTCCATGCTCACCTTACTCACACTCTTCTCCTTCACCCCAGTCTTGATTTCCTTCCTCGTATAGCACACGCCCCTGCCGCTGACCTTCCAGTTCTCGTCCAGGAATTCCACAGTGCCGTCCGGGTTCGCCCTTCGGAAGCCCAGGAAACTTCCCAGCGTCCGGCCGTTGCCGCTGCTTATCAGCTTCACACCAAAGTTTGTTGTGTATTCCACCTCGTCGCCTTTGACCACAGCATTTTTGATAAAAGCGATGTAGATGCCCGAATCTGGCAATAATAGCCGGCTGCCCATGCCTGATACCCTCTGGTGCTGGGATGGATGCTGTTGGTCAGCGTCCGGCTGGTTTCCTCATACCGGTCTGTCACAGCTTTATCTGTATAAGGGAATGCCAGCCTGCGGTCCGTCCGCAGCCCATGCGCAAAGCAGGTCGCATTCTCTTTGTATGCGCCTTCGTCAAACGCCTTAATGAGCGCAAGGTTCAGTGTGCTCATGCTCTTGCGGAAGATGCCCATGCTGCTGTTCACAAGATACGAATAATCCGCACCGGGGCCGCATAAACCGATGCCGTCATACCCATTGGTGGCGCAGTATTTCTGGAAATCCAACCGCCCCTTCTCCACATCCCAGAAGGCGTTGTTCTTCCCCGCATAATCCTCGCCCTGCAGGTAATCCTTCCATCTCCAGCTGCCGCGCCCCTCATGCCTGCCGTCTGCCGAACCCCTGGTACCGAGCTGGTTGACCTCACAGTCTCCGTCCTCTGCCAGCAGCCGGTAAACCTCCGTCGCCACCTTGTTGCAGTCCACCAGGGAATCGCCGCAGATGCAGATATTTTTCACCAGCTTCTTCGGCAGCGGATGATGCACACGTACTGTGACAGGTTTGCTCTCTGCGGCTGCCATCGTTTCCCCATCCAGCCGGATCACATTGACTTTGAAATCCGTATCGTCAGCAGCCGGTGTGTAATTCAGGCAGTATTCATTCCTCGTCAGGCCCTTGCTGTTCGTCACACGGTACAAGTTCTCCCTACCTTCATATCTGGATAGGCAATCGAAAAACATGGAGAACTGACGTCCCTCCATACAGTCCCAATGGGACGGCGAAACGATATCGCCCAAGGCATCTCCATCTGGGCTGGCGGTAAGCTGGAGGAATCCCTCCTGTCCATGGCGAGGATACGCATGGGGTAATTGGAGCCGCCGGGAGCCAACGGCGTATTGTCTGCCATCGCCACAGGCGCTTTCTGTGCTTCTAGCCAGAAATAATGAAAATTCTCCGGTGCGCCCAGCGTCCTTTTTGTGATCTGCAACTTACCAGCTTCCTGGTCAATCGTGAAAGCGCCGCTGGCAAGGTACACAGTATTAGTGACTAAACGGCTGAATTTATTGTCCAGCTCCGTAAACTTCGCCTGGTAGCGTTTTTCGATATAATTGTTTTTCTGCTCCGACGCGAACAGCTGGCCCGCCTTATACTCAGTGCCGTCCACAACAAATGACAGGCTGGGGTTCATATGCGGATACCACAGCTGGTTCTGGTACCATGCGGCGATATAGGAGCCGTTCACCCCCAGCGCCTGGAACGCCTTTGTATTATAGAGATTGAGCGTATCTGCACCACGGTCATAGCCCAGGATCAGCATATGGCCGGCTTCCAGTTCCGGCGACTCCAGGAGTGGCGCTGGCTCCTCATTGGCCTCCAGCCAGAAGTACTGGTGCGTGTTGGAGGTTGCCAGGATCTTCTGCGTGACCTGGATGGTCTTTGCTGCCGTGTCCAGGGTGATCTGTCCGTATTCCAGGAACAGGTTCTGGCCTAGTATAACTCGATTTAAATAAGCTTACAATTTAAGCATTGGTAGTAATCTGATTTCTTGGCTTACGTGTCCGTGCTTTGGGCGCACGTTTCCCTTGGTTTTCAGGATAATAATGTAAACTTATTAAAATCGAGTTATACTAGGTATCTGCCATAGCCCTCCGCACGGTTTGCCACCACCGCCACGTTCCCGTAATCCACGCCGTTGATCTTCATGCCGCCATTGGCCGGTGCCGCATAGACAGCCAGTGCATCGTAGAATACCGCCAGCGCAAAACGGTCTTTTGTAAAGAGCCGCTGCCACTCCGTACACTTTTCCACATGGATGCGGCTATTTTCCTCCGTATCTCCCGTGGCCTCTGCCGCTTCTTCAAAATAAAACCGTCCTCTCAGACGGTCAGTTCATACAAAACCTCGTACATCTTCTCTTCCTCGATCCATACTTCGGATTTATGGTAGAAAAGTTCATAATCGGATAACACCGCCTCCACTTTCTGTTCCAGTTCCGGGGCTTTGAGGTCGGTATACACCTCAATATCCAGATGGTTGAAAGCATGGTAGACGGTATTGTCCGCGCCGAACTCCGCCTCATCCGGGTACAAAAAGCAGAGGAACGGCGGGTCCGGGGATTCCCCCTCGGCAAAATGGTGGTAGGCGTAGGGGCAGCCAGTAGCGGCCTTAATTGCCTCCATCAGTGCCAGCACATCATCGTGCGTCATCTCCTCACCTCAATTCCTTTTCGATCAGGCTGGTCAGCAGCTCGATACCGGCTGCCTCCGCCGGGGCGATATGGGGCTTACCAGCCACACGGCCGCCGCTCCGCTTGGCGCGGCCTTTTTCCAGCAGGTGCGCCAGCATATATCTTGTCGGGGAACACACCGTCTGCACTAACTTCTGGCTGTTCTCCTCCGTGGTCTTCGCCACCCAGCTTTTGGCATACCGTCCGGACTTCACCGGCGCATTGGCGGAAATCTGTTCCTTCACCGTTTTTGCGGATTTACGGACCGCTTTCTTTACGCCGGTTGCCGTCAGTGTGGCGTACTCCTGTAAGCCCTCGTTGATCACATCGGCAAGCTCGTCAATACTGCAGCTTTTTGCCATCATCACCCCTCCTCCAGTTTGCAGATAATGCGGATGGTGCGTTTCTGGTAGTTCATCATGTCTACGGACTGGATATCGTAAACGCTCCCATGGAAAACCACACGGTAGTGTGTCGAATCCAGATTCTTCAGTTCACTGCAATAGCGCACTTCAAACTTGATGCTCTGCTCCTGCGTGGTTACGGCGCTCTCCCGTTCAGCGTCATACTGGTAAGTCCCAGCATAACAGTAGCAGGAATAATAATCCTCCCAGCGGTTCACATGGTTCCCCACCTTATCGACAGACACGCTGTTTTTCTGAATAGCCAGCCGTTCGTTGAAGCGGGCAATCTCCCTCTCCATATCAGAAGTTCACCCCTTCCCGCACGGCAAAAAGGAGGCTGCGAAGCGTCAGAAGAAGCGCGTGGTGGTCCGCTTCCTCCCGGTGCTCATACAGATAACCAAATGCGTACAGGATTGCCACACGCATGATGCTCCTGACCTGCGACAGTTCCTCCTCCGTATACAGGTCTGTGTCCGTGGGGAGGATGCTGCCCTCCCCATCACAGGCCAGAGCGTCGATAACTTTCCACTGTTCGTTACTCAGCCTCGCCACATCCACGCACAGCTGCTCCGCAGACAATAAAAGGACGCCGACCAGGGCGTCCTCATCACTGGAATCCACACGGAGATAATTCTTTGCTTCATACAATGGGATCGTTGTAGCTGACTGGTCTGTGGGAGCCGATTTTAATTGATTATCAGCAGTTAGTGCAGCCGCTTCCTTCTGGCCGGTATCTTCCTCCCACGGCAGTCCATCCTCTGTATCTGCCTGAAGATTACTGTCTGTACTGTCAGGAGGAGTTTCCTCTGCTGCGGTTTTTGTGTACTTCACGGTATCCTCTGCCGTATCAGCATCTGCGGGAGCTGCATCATCAGCCACCGGAGCCGTATCACCTTTACGGTTCTTCTTTTCCGGGTTCTTCCGGGGGCGGGTAACTGCCGCGCCTTTCTTCCCGGATACTTTTGCGGGAAGCAGTTCCTTTGCCGGGAATGCAGGCTTGTCCTCCAATGTCTCCACTGCATCCTCCGCCAGCAGTTCCAACTGCTCCGATACTCCTTCAAACATCCGGGCGAAGCCTTAAAAACCTCAACCAGCCCATCTACAATCTTCTTTGGCGCGCCCAGCACGTTCATCTGCTCATCCATCATGCCTTGCCCTCCTCTTCCCCAAACACCGTATCCAGGTAGTGCATCTGTGCCAGAAGCACTGTCAGGATAACTGTCTCGCACAGCCCGGTTTCCTTACGGATAGCTTCCGACATAGCCTCGAAATCAATATCATCGGAATCGTCCTCGGGAAGCTCTAAGCCATGCTCTCCGCCGTCAGGTACAGCGGCATGGGAGGTTTCCTGACCGAAACCGTAATTGTACGATGTCATGCGCTCGTCCATGTGGATGTGCAGGTTCTTGATGTTCAGCGTAACCGCCGGAACGCTGTGCTTGTCCAGAACTTCCTGCTTCTGTTTGTCCGCCTGATTCTCCATCTGGGACTTATCCGCCTCATGGCCGGCTTCCGGCGCTTTCTCTGCCTCCTGTGCCGCCGCACAGTTCCCGCCTGTGCCACAGGCAACTGCCCGGATAATCCCAGCCTCCTGCATCTCCTTGAGCAGTTCCTCCAGAATACCGTTCTTCTCATTCTTCATTTCCATCGTTGTCCTCACTTTCCGCAGCTTTATGCTGCCCTTCCGTTTTCTTGTTTTTCGGCACATGATAGTTCTCTGTAATCATCTTCAGCAGCAGTTCCACCATACGCCCAGGTTCCGGCAAGCTGCGTACCGTCTTACCCAGTTCCTTCGCCTTTGCAATCTCCGCCGCCATCCCCTCTGAAATCGTGCCGCCGAACACCCAGACCTCATCGGCCTCCTCCAGCCACCGCATCCCGAACCGGATGCCGTCTGCACGTTCTTTCTTGTCTCCATCATTCAGGAATGTGGTGAAATACAGATGCGGCGCTAACGGCATGAAACCAAGGGTGGAGAGGATACGGCAGGCTGTTCTGGCCCGATGCAGATTTGCCTCCAGCTCTGTTTTCCGGCTTTCCTCCGTCTCAGACATTGGCCGGTATGGGGAACAGACAAAGATTTTCTTTGCTGTCCCGGTTGATGTAGACTCCTCTGATCTGTTGCCGGGTGGGCGTGCCTCCTGTGTGACCTGTGCTTCAGCTTCGGTCTCTGTTGCAACCATGGGAGCCTTGTTTACTGCATTCATGGCTCTTGCCCTCCTTCCTGTTGTTGAGAAGTAACCCTCTCATAAAGCACACCATTTTGAGCTGTTTGGGAGGTATTTTTTCAGAAATTCTTTTTAATTTTTTTCAAAGCACCATCGATACAGTTACCTACCGATCTACGCGCAATCCCCAACTCCTCCGCAATCTCCTGCTGAGTCAGCCCCTTATAGAAGTACAGCTGCACAATCTCCAACTGGCGCTCTGTCAGCTTCCCCATCGCAGCATATAGGCGATGCAGTTCCTTATCCGCCAGCATCTCCGCGTTATCCTCCAGCAGGAAATCCACCATAACAGCGTCCGACCAGTCCGAGCCATCACATTCCAGAGACACGCACTCATTATTTGATGCACGCTTGCTCCGGTTGTGCTCCATCCGCCGTTCTCCTTCCATGACCAGGCGAAGACTCCATTCCGCCTCTTCAAATACCTCTGCGGGAACCACATGGTATGTACCGTCGCTGAAGTCGTACCGGTAATCGCCACACCGATCCACAGCCATGACCGTATGCGCGCCGTCCATCTCATACACGGCATATCCGTTCTCATAGGCAGTCAGCGTCGCACCGTTCACGATACTCTTTGCTACCGCCACAGGGTTCTGTTCCATAAGCTGCTTGAATGACGGCAGCTTCTTCTCTGTAACCGCAGCCACCTTCCTTTTCAGTTCCCGAAGAGTGATGTGCGCATTTTCTGCAATCTCTCCCGCCAAATCTGCGGCAGCCTGTGCCACCATTTTTACCACGTCATCTGCGCTGGGCAGTTCCACTGTCGGCTGACGGATCTCCATCACGCCAATCCCGCCATTGATTGCCATTGCTCCAATTTCCATACCCATCATGTTCTTCATCATTGTTCTGTCCTTTCCCTCGGACTCTGGGAGGGAAGGATACCGGAGCAGGTCTGTCACAATAGGAGCAAACATCTGTGGGGAATTCCACACATCGCTGTGGACAGGGCAATAAAACAGAGAAAGCCCGGTTCCAGAGATAGTCAGAGTAATCCCATATAAGCGCCTCCACAGCCAGCAAATAATTCGCTGTTCTGTGAACTCCGCTATGGTATCCTTCGCCTTCTCTAGAATCGGGCTTACGATATTTTATTTGTTCAGGGCAACGCTGCCAGATACATTCTGTAGGGCCTGTCCCTTGAACTGTCTATATGATAACAAAACAGGATGATTTTGCAGATTTCAAGCTTGACACATAAATGGGTCAAATTTGATACATTTTCACTCAAAGCAGCCCTAAATCAAAAAAGACCATACAGCTTGTTTAAAAACTGTACGGTCCCTCAGATTGAAACTCTATTTTCTTTAACCAGATATGCATCTATTGTTTCCTCTACCATTGCCTTGTGTAAAGGATTGAGCATCTTATATTTTTCTTGAATTGAGATTATTTCATCAAAAGATATCTCGTTTTCTTCCATTAAGGCATCCATTGTCACGCCTAACGCTTGAGCAAATTTCCTTAGCGTTACACAACTCATCACACCTCTTTCGCCGTTTTCTATTCCAGAAATGTTGGCACGGTCCATATCCACAGCGTCACTGAGATCCTTTTGCGACCAGCCTTTCTGTTTTCGATATTTTCTTATATTTTGCCCCAATATGTATTCATCACTGTGGATATCGACCATACCAACACCCCCCTTTCTCCTTCGAATCTGCACCCCGAAAATCAAAAAAAGCCGGAGCAGTCAATGACCTACGTTACAGATTTCCACTTTCATGGAAAAGTCTCTGTGCGTTATCATTTACTGCTCCGGCATACATTTATTTTTACTTCAGTATGTTAATATCCGGAAGATTTTTTCAATTTTTTATGGCTCAATTCCATAAACAAGCGCACTTCGACCACGTATTTTGAATGTAACAATATAGAATTCGACACAAACTATGTAGTATTTTCCTGTCTTCTAGTAATTCTAAATTAAAATGTACAATCCAAATAACTATGTCTACGTGCTATCGCCTATTTATTTCAGCCCTTAGCAATCGCCTATAATGCGATCTTTATTGTCACTCCTTTCCTGACATGTTTTACTTATCTTTTGGAAATAAATATTTTAAATAAATATTTTAAATAAATATTCACAACAAAATATAATCGTCCCTCATCAGTGTCGAATGATGAGTTATTTTAGATTATACCCCTATCGTCCCTTCGTGTAAAGTAACATATGGAAGTTTTTTCCTTACTTGTCCACATTTTTTCTCGCTATTTGGATTGTAAATCACAGCCACCAGTTCGTATTGGCTTTTCTATGAATAATATTTGTAAGATCCACCTTCTCCTTTACCATCGACAGAATATGATTGACCTCCCTATATTTCTACTATATTCACAGTCAAACTATACCCGTCACTTTTTCCTAAATTTTTTTTGCGATTTCACATAGGTTTCCACGCTACCTATTTCTCCATTTAATTTCTTCATTCACTTATTTCCTCACACTTATATTCTTCTTTTCGTCTCTCCTTTTCCTGTATTTTTTCAATATCTGACCTCTAATGCTGTCGATTCCCGTGTGGACTTCGATAAATTACAAATCGCTCATGCTTAAGAGTCGCGTAAAACCCAATCACATCTATCCACGTTTTACTCTTTCGTATATAATATGTCAGATTTGAAGCTATTCCAAAATCTTCCCGCTTTTCTTTTCTCCAAACTCGACTATTTTTGCTCCCAACAAATCCTCTTTCCGATCTGCCACCATATTTCCGAAATAAAAAAGCAGGATCAGAAAGTAATAGAGTAATCACTCCATACTTACTGACCCCGCTTGGTCCTTCGTTAATGCCACTTCATTAACGGCACGATATTTTATTGATTAGAACATCATTTCTGTCTCTGTTTGCCTGGTAACCCGGCTGACTTTTATATGGTCTTTTGTTTTCTTTACTTCCACATCACAACCTTGATCCAATATCTTCATAGTCGCCGTGTATAATTTCCATGCGTCCTGTTCCTTATTTTTACCCGAAAGCCTGATGTCCTTGCCTAGCACTCCACTTCTCATCCCTTTTCCTCCTCTGCCGGATAACTTTTATAAGCAATCAAGTATTGCACATCTTCTATTTCTAACCAGTTCATCAATCTTAAAAGAGATTGACAATCCGGCTTTGTATCACCATTTTCCCACTTCTGATAGGTCCTAACAGATGTCCCTATAGCATCTGCAAGCTCTTTTTGTGTCATCTTAAAAGCCTTCCGTGCCTCCTTTAGTGCTTCATTATCAAACACCATATTCAAAGGTCCCGCATATTGCTGTTCCCAAGATATAACTGTCCCTGCTTCACCCGGTTCCGCCAATTCGCCATTCCCATCTACATAATTCAAAACATAAATCATACTTTCCGGATTAATTTGAATTATCAACTCTCCATAGCGTGAATTTACACAGGTACAGGACACTCCTTCTACTTTTTCAGTTCTTATACCAATCCATTTCATTATCGGCCTTCCAAGCCCGTCACATGGGAAATTCCCCATGCACGAAATTTTATTTCTTTCTCTGTCCAGATGGAGAAGCCACGATTTTGAATGGAAACCATATATAATCGGGGATAATCCTGCCATTTCCAAGGCCTCATTATATTTTGTAATGAACCTTTCCGGGAAATAATCGTTCCAGCCTATTTTTTTACATATCTTGATATACTCTGCCCAATCATACAAAAGTTTTTCTTCTGTAATCCATGAAGAAGCGTACAGTAAACTTTTTGAAATAGCGGTTTCAATATCATGCTGCTTCTCACTTTCCTCTTCTTTTCCATATAATTGTATTTTGATATATGACATTATTTCATCAATAGAAACCCCACCTTCATAATACAGGTACTCCAATACTTGATATATCTTTTCCAGCTCCTCCTCATATTCTTCCGTGTCACGAATAAGATCGGCTATCCAACTTCTAAACGAATATCCCCTATCCGCACGGTAATAGTAAAAAGGGATTCTCCTTATAAATACCTCTGTTTTTACTGGAAGATATCCTCTCAC